TCTATTGCAACTAAGCTTCTACACCATAAATCCATATTTCAAATTTGCTTCTTTCCTAGCATTTATAGCTTCTTCTTTTAATAAATGGCAACCCAACGATATTGATTTTTTATTTACAACTATAGTTGATTTCCATTTACCACTGGTATTATCAAAATAAACACCATTGAAGCCAGATTTATTATTCTTTTGTAGTATTCTATTCTTACTATTCTCAAGACTACTCACATCTCTTAGGTTTCTTATACTATTATCTGTTTTAATATGATTAATATGGTCAATCTCTTGTTTAGGAAAATGTCCATATTTATACAACCAAGCAAGACGATGAGAAGCATACTGCTTACTATTTATCTTTATTATTGTATAACCATCTTTTGATAATGTACCTGCTACATCATTTTTCTTTACTCTTAATGTTTCTTTACATTTCTTCCATCTGAATATCCCAGTCCTTTTATTATATTTCAGATACATTTTCAATTCCTTTTGATTTAACAATTCTTCTTTGTTAATTTTCATAATTAGTCTTATTAATTATTAAGTATAGGCAGGGTAGCAAATAAGACTCACTACCCATTTAATCCGTCAAACCTATTATATTGTCAATTCAATGCTCTAATATTTCAACAAGGCTTATTAAAAGGTTAGGTGAGAAGTCCTGACACTCATTTACCCTAACTTTCGCATAAGACCCTTTAATATATCTTGAGGAATGGTTTTACTTGCATATCCCTAAAGCAAGGTTCTTCTTGTGTATTTTTTATAAATTATTGTTTTGGTACTAACTGTATGTTATTTACTACTCTCATAGTATATCCGTGTTTATCTAGTACAGCTTGTATCTCTGCCATTACTACTTGGCTTTTCTTTTGTTGTTCTTTTATTAAAAGCTCTTGAGCTTCTTTAACTTTAACTGATTCTAAGGCTTCATCTATCTTTTTGTCGTCTTCTTTTGTTAATTCTATCATATTATTGTTTTAATTTATAATTATCAATCGCTTTTTGTAGAGCATCTTCTAATTCTTTTTCAATCCATTCTCCAATAAATTCTAAACTATCATCTTTTTTTCTATTGCTAACTCTCACTTCCCACATATTAGGCTTTTTAGAATTAAACTTTGAACCTCTTTCTAGTGAAATAATATCATAATGCTTTTCTAAAAACCTTATCATTTGTTCTATAGTCATATTTATTGTTTTAATTTATAAACACAGGCTTCCCATAGAGCATCACATAGATTACTCTTTTCAAATAATGTAAATGTTTCTTCAGCTATCATAGGCATTGTTTCAACAGAAAAGAAATTGTCTTCTAGTAAATCTATTGTCATCATATCATCTCCTAAAAACTCAATCAAGTCAGCAATTCTATCACCACCAGTATAACCTAATGCTCTTAACTCTTTTGTTTGTTTACTTAATAGTCTTTTCTTCATATTTGTTGTATTAGTGAATAAGGGTCAAGTGGTTCATTATCTAATGGTTCTTGTTGATAATCATAATTAGTCATCTTATCGTGTACTATAGCTGTGTATCTAAGCATATCAGCAGCGTGAGAAGTAAAATCGTGTACTGGCTTATCTCCAAAACATCCTCTTAGGTCATTCCACTCTTTTTTATACTGTCCTATATAATCTAGGAATGTTTCACACTTCTTCTCATCTACCCATAGTTTATTAAGGAATAGTCTAGCAACATTGATACCATCATCTATCTTCATATTAGGAGTTATCTGGAAGTTTATACCTAAGTTCTGTCCTATCTCCCATCTACTCTTACCTGAACTAAACTCTCTTACCTTTATATCGTGTGGAGCAAAGTGTTCTCCATAGATATAAGGTTTAGTATGTAGGTAGTTTATATAAAAATCTAATCCTTTACCTGTATTCTCATAGTAGTCTATCATTCGGTATTCATTATTTACTACTTGATAGAAACCTATTGATGTAGCATCTCCTACTCCTAGATCCCATACTGTATGAACTTTTAACTCCTTGTCTTGTGGTACTTGTTTTATTCTTCCACTACTTCTCATCTCTGATAACTCTTGAGAATAATAAGCTCCTTTAATAGCTGCTTCGAATGAACAATACCACTCCTGGTTATACTCATCATTAGTCATTATTGCTTTACTATCTAGTAGTTCTGCATCATTTATGAGTTTAGTATCTTCTACTGTTAATAATAGTCCTAACCAATTATCAGTCTTTCTTGCTACTTGATATAATCTATGGAAATCATTCTTACCTTTAGGAGTTCCTATCCATATAGCATAACCTTCGTGGTCTGCTAATGCTGGTCTTATAATCTCTGTAAATATCTTACTAGGCTGTTGGCTATATTCATCAAATACTACTCCCCATAGTCCTAATCCTCTTAAAGAGTCTGGATTATCAGCACCATATAAAGTTATTCTACTACCATTTCTAAAGTCTGCTCTTAGTTCTGATTCATTAAATACTACACCATCTATCTTACGAGCATATTCTTTTAATATATCCCAAGCTATATTCTTTGCTTGTTTATAAGTAGGAGCAATATAAGCATACTTACTTCTCTCTACCCTTACTGCATCTCTTATCAAATGATTGATACTAGCAAAAGTTTTACCAGATCTTCTATGTGCAACTATTACTTTCCATCTTTCTTTACCTTCGTGTAATGCTTTGGTCCAAAGTCTTGGACTATATATTATCTTTGTATTTTCCCCAGTCATAGTTTTGTACTTTAACTTCTGCTTCTATCTTTTGTTTAGGTAAACCATCTATCATCTTTATAAGTAAATCTCTAGTCTTTTCATTCTTCCAATAATAATCTATTAGGGCTTGATATTCTTCTGGGTTATTCTTCTTTACTTCTTTTAGTTTCTTTTTAATGTCAGTTAATAATGAGATACTTCCTTTATTTCTTCCAGAGTTTTTAGGTCTAGTTAAGAATCTTCCTTTCTTATCTCTTGCCACTTTATCTCCACAATCTTGAGGAATATTATCATCACTCTTATCTTCTTTTGTCAAGTCATACTCATCATTAGAGTTTCTAGTTTTCATATTATCTATTTTAATATCTTCTATATTCATTGGTTTATATATAATGGTTGAGCTTTTGTGTAATCATTTAATCTAGGTCTTCCTTTACCTTTATAACTATTTCTATCTAAATATAAATATTCATCTCTAACTGAAGTTTGACCAACTGTGAATATATCTAAAAGATGTTTATCAATAGTTCTATTAGATAATTCTTTTAATACTTTAATCTTATCTTCTTTCTTCATATATTTATTTGTTATATCCATTACTAAATTTTTAAATATACAATTCTTTCCCATATTATCAATAAGGTATTTTATTATCCTATTTTCTAACTTAATATTATCTTTATCTATCAAAATATGTTTTTTATACCCCATTGGTTTATATCCCAAATCCATATGTAATGCATTTCTCCAAAAGGGAACTTTTATATGTTTCATACGATTGTTATAGTCAACTATCTTATTTAAACTTCTTATATCGTCTCCTATCGCTTAACTTTTCCCTACTTTTAGCCGATTTATGTAAAACCCACCATATCCATACCTTTATGCGATTTAATCTAGTTTGCAGATTCATCTCTTAAATCTTTTAAAATCTTTCCTAAACTTATGGTATATTCAAAAACATACTTACCATTTTCTTCTTCGTATGGAATATGACAATCTTTTCGGATTATCTCAGCCTTTTCTCTATTTAATATTATTATTTTAGACATAATCTCCATTAGAATAAATCCAATACTTATTATCCATATATTTGATAGTTAACTTTCAGCTACAATTATTACCTTTATCTAGTTAGCCGAAGCGCTAGATGTTTAAAGTGGTAATAATTTAGCTCTGAGTAAAGAATAGTTGTTATATATCTGTTGCGTGAAAATATAACTAACATCTTCCTTAATTTGCAACTGAAAACTAATTATGTTGATAACAAAAGCTCATAGTAAATCTCCTGATGTATAAATATAATCTAAAAATTTTGTTTCCGTGTTTACCATATATTGTAAAAATGCATTTGTTCTTTATATATTCTACTATTTTCCTGACATATCTTATCTTCTCTGGCGATTCTAGTCATCTCCATTCTATCTAATATTCTATGTATGTCTTTATAATTCATATACTAAAAAAGAGCAGCTTTAAAAAGCTCTCTCGTTATTCTAATTGATGTGAGAAGATAGACATAGAAAAATATTATTTCTTACACTATTCATTATACCATAAGTACCTCTCAATCAAAAAAGAGGATAAGTCCTATATATATCCCTTCTCAATTAGTCTCCTAGTAGCTAACCTTTCATTAGCACAACTACAAGCCCTTAATGCCTTAGATGCTTGTGTTGATGCTGTTATTTTATAAATGTCATTTGCTTTGATTTCTAATCTACCAACTGCTTCTTGTTTGGCAGTTACCTTATCTACTGCTTCTATCATAACCTCATAAGGATATGGAAATATCAAAACTTTATAAACTTTCTTTGTCACTTGATTCTTCCTAGACAGCATAGGATTATTTTATTATTTATTCTTCTTCTATTGTCTTTCCTCTATATTTTCTCCTATATCCACAATAGGAACAGTAAATATACTTGGGCATCAACTTATTATCTTTGTGATAGTTATGTCCTCGCTTGATCCAGCACCATATTTGTCTAAACATATATTTATCTTAGTTTATAAGGAACTATATTATGTTGAGAAGTACTATCCTTTCCACATTTTACACAAGTAACTCTAAAACTATCGTCTATACTTATTACAGGGGCATCGCAACAATCGCTCCGCCAATAGTTATATTCTTTCTTTTTAAATAAAGTTTTAAATGAATATAATAATGGCATACTCTTATTATTCATCTAAAAATGATTTTCCCTTATCATCAATACATTCATATTCTATATATTGACATAGACAACCTTCTTTTTTATCTAGTTCCTTTAATTCATTTATAATATTACTAGCACACCAAGTTCCGTCATTTCTATTAAATTCTATGTCGTGTTTTTTCCAAGTAAAAGGCACATCTACTTCATATTCTATTGTAGCAATAACTTTTGCTTTTTTACTTATAAGAACACAATCTTTTTTATGATAATCTCCTATCTTCTTATTACAATAAAAACATCTATCATCATCTCCTGCTGGTCTTGTAGCTTTTTTTGTTATTTTGTATTTATTCATATATTTATTCTTTATGAGTATTATCTATTAAATCTTTAAATTCACTATTCCAATTACTTTTATTACTACCACTAGACCATACACTATTTCTATTATTATTTCTATAAACTCTTTCTCCAGTTAATGTGTCTATACTTTGTTTTGATGTAAAACCACTAGTTCTTAATATTTTATATGCTAAGTCTGTATCTGGGTCGCTTGAAAATACTAGTCCAAGAGAATCAAATAATGTTTTAACTCTTTTTATTAAATGTTCATTCATATATTTATTATGTTATAGGGGTTATTTAATCTTATTTTTAATAAAAGAAATATTCATACTGTCTGTATTCCATCTTTCTTTAAATCCACAATCATTACCGTATTTTTTATCAATATAAATTGCTAACATTTCAACTAACGCCTGTAATTGTCCATAATTACAAGACACATCTATATGGTCAAATTTAACGGTAATTCCCCAATCATCACATCCATTATGCTGTCCATTTTTTATAATTCCATAAGCAAAATAATCAAAATCAGTTTTCTTATTAGGATATTCATTATCTATTCTTATCCAATACATTTCTTTATTATTTAGACCAAAATCGTGTTCAAAACTAAATCTTATTTTCTTATCAGATTTCTTTAATTTAATAAGTGCCTTTGGACTGATTTCTATTTCAAAATTACCAACATAACCTCTTGTTAAATTCTTATTTCTACGATAATCATCTAATCTTGATACTCTATTCACTTTTTTATTAAATATATCCATACTCTTATTATTTATTTATTAAATGTTATAGGGGTTAATGATAAAATACATATAAATCTCCATTACTTCCTAATTCGCCTAGTTCTTCTCTATCTTTCTTTTTTTCTTCATCATAAAGTTTATGAAGTTTATTAGACACCTCGCCAACAGTTCTTTTCTTTTTATTGAGCCAATCTCTATAACCTTTATATTTTTTGAATTTCTCTTTCTCCATAATATTATATTAATTATTTAATCTCTTATAGGGGTTATTTATTCTTCCTATATTTAATAATATATATCCTATGAGCTTCTTTCTCTATTTTTTCACTAATACTAAGAAGTTTCAAGGGGTTAAGTACATCATTGCCTATTTTTTCTTTAATAATTTTCTGAACTATTTCCATTATTGTTTCATCTCCCATAATATTATATTAATTTATAAAGTTAGGGATTTGATAAAAGACAAACCCCTTTAATACCTTTAACCAACAATAGCTTTTCTTGTTTTTCTACTGATAAGCATTAGCTTACCATCTTTAGACCAAACTTCTCTGTTAAACCATACATAACCTAGATAAGTCCAGCCATAAGCTATCAGCTTTTTTCTTGTCCATTTCATTTTGTCCTCCTATAAATACTTATTTAATATTTAATTTAATCCATTTCTCACCATTCCATATTTGATAGATACCTTTTCTAAATCTATATGGAGCTTTCAAAAGAGAATAATCTCCTGTTGGTTCTTTTTTAAATCTTATCATAATTTTTTTATTAAATATCTTTTGCCAACTCTGGATAATAAGATAAATTATAAGCAGTTTTATTCTCAGGGTCTATCCAAACTCCATTTTTCAATACTGCTTTAGAATTATCGTGTAATATTCTGACGTTTCCTTTATTTTCTATAATCTCATTTTCCCAGCTTTTATTGTTTAAATATGTTGACGGGTTTTTGCGGTATTGTTTATCTGGTGTAGCTTTTACATAATCATCTAAATGTTTTATTATATCTTCTCGGTCTTTATCTAATAATTTATTCCATTTATGTTCGCATTTAGGTTTGTCTATTTTTTTATTGTATAAATTCCAGAAATTATTAAAACTTTCGTTTATGTTATTACTAACCTTACCTAACCTAACCTTACCTAACCTGCGTTGCCGTTTGGTTGCCGTTTGGTTGCCAGAAGATAATCTCTTTTCATTTTTATTATTTAAACTATACTTTTTTGTTTTATTATCTACTAAAATCTGCTTTTTTTCGTCTATCCATTGTGTTTCTGTGTATCTATCTTTTCTTATAAGATTATGAATTAGCCAATGTTTAATGACACAAATTCCACTTTGAAATGGTATAATAAATCTCTTTGCTATTAGTATTTTAAAGTCATCATCTTGGTTGCCTAACATTCTCATAATCTTTTTAGGGTTAGCAACAAATCCGTCGTCGTCTGCTCTCATTGCTAAATGAAAGTATAATAATTGTGATGAGTGAGGCATATCTAAAAATGGATCTGTATCAACTACATCTAAACTAAACATTCGTTTTTTTGCCATCTTTTTATTTATTTTATTTAATTAAAAATCCCCTAGAAAACAAGTAACTCTGACGAGAGATATTTTGTCTTAAAGGGGACAATAACATTATAAATCTTTTTTTATCTCTCGTCAACTTAATCTACTATTAATTATAATGCTTTTTTTGAAATAAATCAAGTATCTTTTCCTCTTGATATCCCCTGTTTTTCCCCTCAATATAAATCCTGATAAACACTTAAAAACTCTTTATCTATCGGCTTTAACTCGTATTTTAACTCATCTATTAACGCATTTTTAACTTTGTTTAAAAGCATTTTAATCGTTTCGTCTTTGTGTAAAAATCCATCATTTCCAATATGACATTTGAAATTACAAAGCGGACAACTATTTAAAATACTTTTATTGAAATTACCAGTTTTGTAATGCCTGACGGTGATGCTTAAAGTATGATGTAAACAATCCCAGCCATTCATTCCGCAAACCATACATTCATACCAAAACTCCCATTCGTATTTTACATCATCAGGAAAGCGATTTTTTAGTCCTGTGTTTTTCATATTTTATTCTGATAAGCATACTCACCATAAAGTTCTTTTGCTCTTTTGTTATAAACTAATCCAGCTTTTTTTTCTTCATTAAGTTTAAATGTTCCTAAAAAGTATCTAATTTTATCTTTAGCTATCATAACTCTCCAAGTGTTTTTACTAACTCTTTGAACTCCTCTATACTGTGAAGCTCCTAATTGTTTTCTAAGTCCAAGATGTCGCCTATGATTTATTGAAATTAATTCTAAATTGTTCTTCCTATTGTCTAATGAATTATCGTTTATATGTTTTAAATAATAATTACGTTTATTTGGTAAAATTATTTCTTGAATATATATTGTTTTTTTACTAATTTGTGTAGATATAAATATACCAGATTTTGTTTTGCTATAACTCCATTTAAACCTGTTAAGATAATGATAATCTTCATCATCTATAATAGCTCTTTTATTTTGTGTCAATTTAATATATTTCATATTTTTAATATCGTGGATTAAGTTTAGTGTCTTGCTTTTTAGCCATTTGGATAAATTCAGTACATCTATCTTTTAACAAACTAATCATTTTATAATCCCTAAACTCTTTTGTTAAATTGCTCCATTCTTCGGCTTCCTTTCGGCTAACTCCCTTATCAAGAATAAACTTAGTTAACATTTTTTTATATAACTGTTTTTTGTAGATATAATCTTTGTCGATCAATTCTTCACCAGCCAATATTTTATTAGCCCCGTCAAGCCAAAAATTACTGCTCAATGTTTTTCTGTTTCCCTCTTTGTCTTTTAGATTTCCGCCCTGTCTAATCATATTATTTACGCCAGATATAACCCTGTCCGCCTGTTCTCGCCAGTCCTTATCGTCTAAACCAATCGCTAATTCTTCGATTGACGGCGGTTCGATTGTGCTATCAACTATATCCTCGCAAACTTCTCCAACTTGTCTAAATATCTTTTCATTCTCGTCTTTAAGTGTTGACAAAAAATCTGTTAAAAGTCCTAATTCTTTACCGCCAACTTTTGTATCTTCCTGTATTGAACTTAGTAATTCAGGCATTTTGTGTTTAAAATAAGCAGTTCTAATTTGTTTTTCAGTTTTACCGCAAGCTATGTTTAATGGATTTTCTTTTTTCATTGTTTTATTTCCTTTCTATTTTATTTCTTTTAAGTTAAATTCTTCTTGCTTACTAACCCCATCTTTATTAATCCACTGCTCTTCTGTATATTGAAAAGCCCATTTTAAACCAAATTTATCAACCATAATTTCTCTTGCTTTTCCGTAACTTTCAGCTTCAATGACTGTAAAACAATTTTCGTGAACTTGTCCAAAACCAAATGTAAAATAAAATTTCATATTATTATTCGTTATTTTTTAGATATCTCTTCACAGCTAAACATCCTAAAAATGCTTTCCTATCCTCATCATAATTTTCACACTCAAAACTTGCGAACTCTCCTGTCTTTTTATTAAAGTGTAAAATGATATTCTTATCTACTAACTCATTTGTCTCTTCTTCAAATGCTAATCGATAACCAGCTAACTGTAAATTCATACTACTATACACCCCTGAACTTGTCTTGTAATCAATCAAACATAGCTTACCATTTACTTTTGCCAAGGCGTCAAAAAATCCGCAATAATCATATTTCTTAGAATAAACTAATCTCTCGATTTCAATAAACTTAACCTTGTTTTTATTATACCAATCAAGAAAAGCATTGATACCTAGTATAACTTCTTTAGGAAATGTCTTGTCTATCTTTGGCAATTCTGTTTTATTCATTTTAGCTTTGGCGAACTGCTCACACCAATCGTGAACTTGTGTGCCAAGGTCTCCAGCTTTTTTAAGAAACTTAGTATGCTGTTTGCTTCCCTCGATTATAAAAGCTGAATTTATAATCTCGCCATTTTCTAATTGCTCATTCAAATAATCTCTCATTAATCCAACTGCCCAGTAAATCAATGGTCTGCTTTTATCTATAATTCCTGTAATAGCCGTTACACTGATTTTTCTCTCATTATTAATCTTGTAAAAATGAGAATTAGGATAAAAATTAACAATCACTTTATCGTTGTATAATTTCTTTTGTAATATTTCTGTCATCTTATTTATTTCCTTTCTTTGTTTCAGCTAATCCTTTTTTCATTGCTCGAGCAATTGGACTATCTGATTTTTTAATTTTAGTATCAATTTTTTTAGCTTCTCTTAATTTCTTTTTAGCATTTTTAACTATACTAACTTTTGACTTTTCTGTTTTCTCTTTTAAATCAATAAGTTGAATATCTTTAAATTCTGTCTTGCCGTAAATATCAGAAGCTACTCCTAATTCAGAAGCACATTTTTTAAGAGCGTCAGTGGAAGCACTTTTTAAATCATTGCCATAATCAAGCATAATTTTTGTATTTTTCTTATACTTAATATCTGCTCGTCCAAACTGCTCCTTAACTATCATAGCTTTGCCGTCCTTGTTTTTAATAGTCAGCTTTCCTAATACCCAGATTAAATCTCCCTCTTTGCCGTGTTCCTTGACTTCAAAGTCCCACATCCAGCCAAAAATGTAATTCAGAACTTTTTTTACATATGTTCCAGTGACATAATCCCAAGTTCCGCCACCCTTTGCCGGACGGCTGTAAATATGTTGCTTTGGCGTTCGTTGGAATATCCTTAACATTTGCTCTGGTTCAATATTCGTTTTTACAAGTGATAACTTTGAGCCAACCTTTTCTAAATACTTATCATCTACTAATTCCACTTGAACTTTTTTATTATCTGTGTTATCTTTTTTAATAGAACTCTTCTTTTTCATAAAGATTAGTTTCCTTTCGAAAAATGCTGTCGTTCTGCGGTGGCATTTTTTTTATTGATTAAGATAAGCAATGATATCACCCCCCCATATTTTATATCTTGCTTGTTTTCCTTTCGTCATTATTTTAGTTGACTTTAATTGTCCACTTTTAATGATTGCACTGACCCCCATAAAGCCATAATTATAAATCAAACCCTCTTTTGCTATCTGATTCATTGTATACCATTTTTGTTTAATGTTTGGTATTTTACCCATAATTTTATTCTCCTTTCCTATGTTTAATTATATACCTTTTGTCAATAAAGTCAAGTTTTTAATCTTATAATTTATTTATTAAATTTAGTTTTGATAACTTTATTTCCACAATAAGGACAAGCCCATCTAGGCTTTATCATATAGTAAACTATTAATCCAGGGATAAAGAATAAAAATAATAATAGTTCTACAAATATATTCCTTCCATATTTTGGCTTTTCAAATTCTTTTTCACAATTAAAACATTTCATAGTTTTGTTTCCTTTCTTTTTATTGTTTAATATCTATGTGGCAAGTTCTATTATCAATTATTGCCATAACTCTTTTAAATCCTCTTTTCAAATTCTTAGGTCGCTTTTTCCATTCGTTTATAATTTTCATAGTTTTGTTATTTAAACTTTTTAAAATCAAATGAAATATACTCGTCTCCTTTTTTAACTATTTCTTTTTCTATTATTCCTCTAAATATTCTCCTATCATCAAAATGGTATTTTTTTTGTAAAACATCTTGAACTAATTTAATTGGATTGTCATAATCTGATAGAGGACTACTAAATCCCCAGTTAAGATGTAATTCTAATTTCCCATCAGGAATTTTATATTCATTGGGTAGTAATAACAATAATTCAAATTCAAAATTCTTATAATCATTTGTTTTAAATCTTCTTCCGCACCAAGCTTTATTTACCGATAATGGTTTTATGTTTATCTTCATATTATTAAAATACTAAATTATATTTATCCAAGCATTCTTTCCATCTCCAACTTTCGCCATTACTTATATCAATCATTGCCTCACGAATATTTGCTTTATAATCTTTTCTTCCAATACCTTTTTTACTAGATTCTGTCTGACCCCAAGTTCCTGAAATGAATTGATAAATTCCAGTAGCCGTTGAACTCAAATTTTTAGCATCCCATTCAAAATCTGATTCGCATTTTGCTAATAACAACATTTTATCAGGGTCTAAGTCAAATTTATTAGCTTGTCTAACTATTTCAGCTTTTACCTGCTCGACGGATGGTTCTAATATAACTTTTTTTAGCAAATTCTCGCCCTCTGTGGCATTTATACTCTTAACTTGATATTCTATGCCTCTTTGTGCTTTTGCTTGTAAAACGGCTTTAATTTCATCCTCATCTACTGCTGAAAACCCGAGTATAATTGATACTCCAATTAACAACATCATTCCTATAAACAAATACTCTTTTTTAGTTCTCTCTACTTTTCTTTTCTTTGTGTTGTAAAACTTTTTTTGAGTTGGCGTCTTACTACCAATCTTTTTGTTT